GCCGTTCCGTGATTACAACGCCCATCGTTTCATTGAATTTTCTGATACAGTCAATAGCCCTGTTGACAATTTCCACATCACCACGTTTTGCATATGTTTCAACCTTTCCATATATTGATGAAACAAACAATGCTTTATTATATCCTCTTTCAATTCCTTTATTAACACCATCGATGACAACTGCTGAATGTAGTATGTCCTTCTCAAGACGCCTCCATGCTTCATCGATTTTCTGGCTTTCAGGCTTCGCATCTTCAACTTTCTTCGCTATAGCATTTAAGGCTCTTTCTCTCCATTCAATGAACTCTCCGTAAACATCATGTTCACGCCTGTTCGCTTTCTCTGCCCTACTAACATTGAAGTTTGCTCCACCTGTGACCGCTGAGCTTGCGCAATTTGAAAGAGCATTTAACCACTTGATGAAGTACTTTCGATAGTTTTCAATATACCTTTCTTTTTCGGTTTCAGGAATGTCCACCAAATCTGATTGTAATTGTTCTTCGTGCTCTCTTAAAGTTCTATTACCGGACTTTTCAGGGTCGAATGAATTCCAATAGAATGCTTGCCTTGCCGTTTCTTTTAAATCTGATAAATGTTCCATTAATGTATGTTTTTAAATTAAACTGATATTTTTACTTATAGATCTTTGTTTATGATTAAATAATTCCTTCGTCTGCCAGGCTAAGATACCCATCTTCTGTAATGATGATAGAATCCAGCATCGATACATCCATCCAGCTACATGCTTCCCGTAATTTCTTCGTCATATTGATATCATTCCGGCTTGGTTCAAGATTGCCTGACGGGTGGTTATGGACTATTTATAATACCAGAGGCAAGATTTTCGATGGCGTATTTTAGTATCAATCGAATATCCATTATAGTTTCCGAAATTCCACCCTGACTGATTTTAGCATACCCAACTGTATTTCCACGAGTATTCATGAGTATCACAAACGTGCTTTCATAAACCATGATATCGTCGAAATAAAAGTTACGAGCGTAATCGGCTGCATGTGATGATTGCTTTATTTGAGCCTTACGAAAAACTTTCCGCTCTGCTTTAAGCGTGTACTCGACTGCCTTTTCTTTGAATAGCTTGTACGTAGTTTCCATTTCTGTTGGTGTTACGCCCCGACCGAATCCGGGGCGAGTTGATTAATTGTTGATAATTCTAACACGCTTTATTTTACCATCTACGTTGGAGAATGATATACATATATTATCTCCTTCTTTTATCTTAGGCTTTATTTCAGAATGAAATTCAACTGCTACGTTGGGCAATGTGCCACCGTCGAACATTTCAGCCCCCCTATGAGAAGTCATGTTCTTTTCGATTAACTCAAACCAATTATTTTCATCCATGCTCTTATAATTCAGGTATCCGGTTGAATTCCTGACTATAATCGATGGGGTGTAAAACGATGTCTCAACTCCATTCATGACGCATTTAACGAATAATGCAATAGCTTCATAACTATGTGATACTAACCTGCTTGAACTGTAGCTGCTTGAGTTTGCATATACAGACATCGGGTGAATAAACCCTTTTACTTGCTTTACACTGATAATTTCTACTGTTGCTTTCATTGCTTTTAGGTGTTGTGGGAGGGTTTCCCCTCCCCAGTTATTTTACTTAGATGCCCATTTTTCAATTTCATCCATCACTTCATCAGAGAAAAAGAGTACACCTTCGTCTGTACTATCTGTCTCCCAGTAGTCAGCAGCATGGTTCATGAAGTCAAATTTCTTCTCTCTTATTGTCTTTACTATTCCAGATATAATACCTGATATTTGCCTTGACGTGTACCCACCTACTTTTACGCCTGACGTGAAATAGCCCCATGCTTCTTTTGTCTCTCCATTCGCCATTTCGTGTGAACAATCTCCCCACAACCCAAAACGAACGATTGACTTAATAACTACGATCTGCATTTCTGAAAAACTCTTTTCGATAATTTCTGTTGCTTTCATATCTCTAATATTAATGAACTATTTTAATACTATAAAGATACATAAAAGGACTGTAATGGAGACCTTTATTTTGAATTATTTTCCTCTGAAATTCCATATTTTAATTTTATTTAACTTATTGGATAACAGTGGATTCTGTTACTTTCCAAGCTTTTTCCAAAGCATTATTGCAAGAGGATCTTTAACCTGCAAAAGCTCTCTAAATGTTTTGATGTGATGGTATATTGTTGCCCTACTTTTTCTATGCATTTTCGCAATATCTCTTTCGTGGTATCCGGCTTTTTTCAGATAGTACGATATTGCCTGTCTGGCAGCACTATTTAATTGATTCCTGTTCGCATTGATCAAATCAGGACATTCCAACTTTGTGGCAAGGAATTCAACTTCGCTCATATCCGTGATTTTTTGTGTTTTGTTGCGTATATTTCGGTGTTGGCAGCAAGTTTAAATGAGCCACCTACCATCACAGTAAATTTCTTTACCATCAAAAAGTATGGATGAATCAGATAGAAATAACCAATTGTATTTTTTCATCTTACCCAATGCGTTTTTAATTTCGTCAACATTTTCAAACCAAGCTGTTGTTATTATTTTCCAAATACCACCATCTTCATCTTCTTCAAATGAATCAAACATACCATCTGAAAAACCTGTTATTTCTTCAAGTTTTCTTTTTCGGTTAAAGAAAGTTTCTCTTGATTTTGCTTCAATAAGAAATACTCCTTCAACATAATCATCTTCACCAAAACCTTCTGCCAACACAGTATAACCGCAATTGGCGGTGTTATCTGTGCTTGTTGCTTTTGCGTCATTTTCCATATTTATCTGTATTTTGAATGTTATTACTATTAAATCGCCAACTGACGGTTATACTCATCCGTATCACTCATATCCGTGTTTTTTGGATTATCGTCATACAATCCCAGTTCTTCATCACCCCGCATCGTGTCAATCAGGGCCTGCTTTTGTTTGTATTTTTCTATTATCTGCTTAAATGTCATTACACCGTGATAAATACCGAACGTGTCTACAAATAAATTGAACGGCTTTCCGCACTCGCAATAAACCCTCGTATATCCGATTTTATTCTTGTTTATCCTGTCGCAGTACTTTTCGTCGTTGTACACTTTTCCGCAATGCGGGCAATGAAATGAATCGTCGCCCACACAAACTATTTCATCTTTAATTTTCGTGCAGCTCATTGTTGTTTATGTTTATCGTGAATGTTGCCGATTACTTCTACATGTTTTTCCCAGTGTTCGAGCCCAACATAGCTTGACAATCCATTTTGCTTTCCTTTCAAACCTGTGTCATGCCATACTACTGTGTAGATTATATTTTTGTCTCCTAAATGGAATATATCACCCTCGTATATCTCAACTCCGTTTTTGTCTTTCAGTCCTGTAAACTGACCGATTGTTTCAGGAATAACTTCGTAATTTGCATAACCGCCCATATTCCAATCCCCTGCTTCCCATTGCCAAATTCTATGATAAGTTTTATGAGGTTTAGTCTTAAAACACTCATTATGGTCATCTTCTCTCATCTGTGTATAGCTGCCATATACCCATACATTATTATCAACTATCTGACCTCTGAATTTTATTTCTCTCATTATTTCTCTTTTTTTAGTTCGTTTTTAATAAAATCCTTGCAATCCGCCTCGTTAAAATCAGCATAGCTGTACGTCTCCCAAGGCAGGCGGTACAGATACCTCTTACATTTCAGCTTCTTCTCGCACCGCTCGTTTGCGCAGCGGGATATGTCGTTAAGCAGTATCATATCTTCAAAATTGTTTCGTATTCCTCCGGCAAATCGTAATTCCAAAATCCTTTGCTTATTGCATATTCGTGAATTTCATCACGTAGTTTGTTTAATGTTTTCATTCCACTTGTTTTAAACATTCGTAAATACCGTGTTAGCGGTAGTTGTATTAATACTCCTCAATTCTATCAATATTACCGCATTTTGGACAGTGATATATCATTATGTCTGTGTAATATACATTATCATCAGTATCATAAGGTATATCACTTTTTTTAGTTTCTACATATTTCACACCACATGAACAACTACCGCTAACACCAAATAAACCCAATAAAAGATTTCGTGCATCATTGATAGTTAAGTTGTCATTTTCAAGGTTTTTCGCTATGTTTAAAATTTCTGCTTTCATATCTTTTACTGTGTTTATTTATAAACGTTAGCAGTAACCTTAAAGCCCATCCTCAACATTGACACATTCTGCTAAAATGTAACTTTCGTTTATCAACATCATTTGAATGATGCTAATTGCTTTGTCGTTGTATTTTGGATTAGGCTCGAATAATTTATCTGCCAATTTTGAATTTTGGTGGAACTTTAGAAAAAATGATTTTTCATTTGACCGTTGAATTATACCTGTTGCAGGTGTTTTTATTTCTGTTTTTGAGTTGTTGTTTGTTGTATTAAACATAAGAGTGAAATTGAAAAGTTACTACTAATACGTGTTCTACGCAACCTTAAATACGTAACTCGAAGCGTCCAGAATCTAAATCTTTGTGACTAATTCTAATACCTTCGAGGCTATATCTTTCGCTACGTCCAACGATTTCTTTTCTGCTTATTTTTTCGATTATGTAATTTGATTCTGAATAGTCAGACCAACCATAATCTTTTTGATAAGTATGAGCGATTCCAATTGCAACTACCTGGCCAATAGAAAGGCAGCGTATAACACTATGTTTATGCAATAGGGGGTTCTGTGGTGTATTCATCTGCATTACAATTTATTAAGTTGCTACTATTTTGACAATGCAGCGGTTTATAATCCCAAACTGCACAAATATTCACCGTTATGAGCTATTTTACTCGTACACATAACCGCAATTATGACATATATCTTTATCGTCTGTAATTGTTACAGAGGTGCTACCGCAAAAAACGCATTCTTCGTGTTCTGGATATTCGTGGCTGTTTACCTCTAACCGCTCATAACAGGCAGTTTTGCGTCATACTGCGGATTTTCGGTATTATCAAGTTTCGTTTTCATATCAATTTTTTTTGTTAAAGTGAAGCGTTCGTTTTCAAAATGCAGCACGAACGCAAAGCTGCTATGTCGTTAATTAATTATTCTATTGGTCTCCAGCCGATAACCTTATCAAAATCTATAATTATGTCAAAGCGGTAATTCCCAAAAAAGTAAGCACCATCATCATCAGCGAGTAGTGAAACACATTCATGATCAATCTTTAAGTCGTCTCTCTCGTATTTAACTATTACCTTTTTATAATATTCCGGCAACTCCTCTTTCGGATCTCTCCACCTCATAGCTTCATTGTGCCTAGCTAAATAACCCATGTGCAGTAATGTCTCCCCGTGTTCATCGTAAATTCCTTTTGAATTGCTGTATTCTCTTGCTTTTTCTTCTACTGTCATTTCATCAATCTTTTTACACGTTCAAAATTTCTCTCCTCAATTGGTATATCTTCATCATATCTTTTAGCCTCTTTCAGCCAATCCTCATAGCATTCATGGCAATACCAAGAATTAAGAACAGCTATGTAATATCCCGTGAAACTTGCCTTATTACAAAAATCGCATATCCCATAGCCACCTAATAACTCGTTGACTTCTACCATGCTCATTTCAATAACCTTGAACCCTTTGTCGTTTTCTTTTACCTTCATCTTGTCAATTATTTATCGTTTTATTTTTAACACAATCGAATAAATCTACCCGTCTGTAAAAAGATGCGGTCCTTTCGGAAAACCATATCATTTCAGGTTTTGGCAAATCTTCGAACGGTTTATATAAAAAATCATCATTGAATTGAATTTTAAAATCAACGCAAAGGCTTATCAATTGTGCAAACCGTATTCCTACTACCTTGCAGTTGTATTTCTCTTCAATCTCTTTTGCTATCAACTTTAGGATAATGTTATCCGTGATGTTGTTTTCTTCTACTGTCATAATCCAAGTGCTTTATTAATTGCTTTTTCAGCTCTATTATGATGCCCCTTTAAATACCATTCTGGCAAATTCTCTTCTAGTAGATCATGTAATTCCATCAGTGTGTTCAGTAGTTCAGGGGCTGCTGCGATAAGTTGAGCGTTGGCCTTTGTTTGCTCGTCGTGAAATTGAGGGAACATTAGTGCTATAATGTCGATTCCAGCCGGGAATCTCGTTGAATGCACCTGTAACCCTCCTGTATCGTTACTCATATACCATTCACCTTTTGTTCCCTTAAATTCTTTTGTTTCCATGTGTGTTTAATTTTGTTATGTAAAGATAATAAATTAGTCGTTAATGGCTACCTTTATTTAGTTAAATATCTGGTTATCTGATGTTAAAATAAATATAGGAACGGTTTATTAATCCGTTCCTATATCAATTAATTGATTACTGTTCAATTATAGCAATATCATGGCAAATCTCACGGATTTCTTTTAGTTCTTTGTCAATTACTGCATCTCTCAATTCCTCCATGACTGCCTGTGCCCCCGGAGAGATAAGCATAAATGCAACATCCCGTCCATCGATTTGAGCAAATGTCTCCACCTCAATTGTTTCCGGTTTTGATCCTTTGAAAATAGGAATCAAAAGATTGAAAGATTTAGGGAGATTTGAATTTACAACCTGATTAAAATAGTCGGTCCTGTCGCCTTTTTCATTTGCCGATTTTTGCAAACTGTTGTTTACTGTAGCCGTGAAGTTCATCAACTCATTAACTAACTTCATGTTTTCTTCCTTTGTAGTGAAGAAGGCACGATTCATTTTGAAGAACATTCCCAACTCTGTTGGCGCCCACACTTTCCCGGTATTGATTCCAAACTCCTTGAATTTCGGATGTATCTGTAATGATCCTGTTACGGTTCCACGGTTATACTCGTCGTTCTCGTTATATACAAGATTGACCGTTATGTTCTCACGATCCACAAGGATGTGGCTGCGTTTCTGGTTGATCTGATCCGGCTGATCCATCCTCCTTTTAAGAAATTCGAGCGGTGCTCCGATCGTGCCTTGTATGGCAATCTTTACTGGCTCCTTAACCGGAAGTTCATTGGCTTCTTTTACTTCCCTGATTAACATTTCCACTTTATCCATCCCTGGAGCTAAATTCACTTGTAATTTTTCGTTTTGCATAATTTTGTTTTTAATTGTTAGTTATCTGTTCCCGTTCTTTTGATCTGAAAAATGGTTCCCTGAAGTTCATTGGCATATGCCGGCCTGCTGTCAATTAAATAGCCATCTTCGTTGTAAAATCCAACCATACGTGCTTCCCTATCTACAAACTTGTAGCACTTCTCATTTACAAATTTTGCTTTGTTCTTGATGTTGGCAAGAAGTTCTTTCTGTTCTTCCTTGTACGGCTCAAGTCTTTTCTTGAATTCATCCATTACGGTTTTCTTCTCTTCTTCGATATCGTTAATCTCGATAGTGGTACTCGCAAGAGTATCTTTCATTTCTGTTAGTTGCTCCGGTGTGAAAGGTTTCATGTAGCCTTTCTCTTCTACCGCATCACAGTTACTGTCAAGGAATTCAATTCTTTTTGCTCCTTGCTCAATGTCAATACCTAATTCTCTTTGCATGTGTGAAATGTTTAATGCCTTTCGGCGGTTAGTAAATTGTATCTGATTTTAGTATTCTAAAAATCTTTCCGTCTATCTCTCTCTTCTCAAAATCCTCGAAAGAAGCCTTTCCTTGTGTTACAAGCGCTGATGCTTCTGAATGCGTGTATAGTTTTACCTTGCGGTCATAGCGGATAATGTCGGATATGTTTAACTCTTTGTACGGAAAATTCTTTATCACGTAATTAACGGCGTCTTTCAATCGTTGCTTCGTGAAATTTTCAGTTATAAGGAATTCGGTAAGCAAAACGAAAAACTCCTTTGTCATCTTTGGAAATGCTATTCCAAGCCTGTTGTTTGCCTGAATAAAATCGTCCCTGTCCGGTTTTTCGTCGTTATACAGGCTTAGGTAATTATCTATTACCTGCGGCGAGTGCCATTCCGATTTCGACGGCAGCTTCGAGTTCTGATGGAGAAGGTCGAGTGTTTTGTTGCTTTGTACGTCCATTTTTTGCCTGACTGATTATTTCGTTAAACTTTGAATTTATGTTCGGGATACTGAAATTTTCCAAAAGCCATTTATCAGTGATACTGTCTAAAAAAAGACTGAATGCAACGTTTATACTTTCATCGTCAATCGGCATCTCTTTTTTCTCCCGGTTGAATCTTATTTTTTTGATGATCGGATTTAAGTTTGCTCCATCTTTCGCTTCCCAATAATATTCCTCGCCAAATAACTGCCTGAACTTTTCTATAAATAAATTCTTACAAACAGTGTGAAGTGTAGCAGGCGTTTTTTTAACGCCAACTATATTATTCTTATCTTCTTTAGTTCTTATATTCTTTAGTTTGTACTTGTTGGTGTTCGGTTGGTGTACTTGTTGGTGTTCGGTTGGTGTATCGATGGGTGTTTGATTTGGTGTTCGATTTGCTGTTTGGCTTTCATCACCTACTGGATTATAAATATCATAGTTTAAGAGGGTTATGATGCTTTCTCCCTGTTCAGTTCTGCGTTCGATTGCCTGTTCGGAAATTGCCGCATCCAAGAAGCGCTTAACCTTGTCAATTCCCCACGACCAGCGTTCGGCTAAAAATCTTATACTGGCATGTATTTCACCTCTTTTTATAGTGATATATCTTCCACTTGATAATATTCTTGTTTCAGGTTCAATTTCAAAACGTGCTGTTCTGACTAAATCAATCCAAGCTTCAGCCTGAGAGAAAACACGCTTTTGCTTCCAGTATTTACCCTCAAAGAAATTCCTATCGATCTTAATAAATGCCATTACATTTAGTCTTTAAAAGCTTCAATTTTTTTCGATACAAATCTGCCAATACATTTATCTCAAACTGACCAAGCTTACAATGATTGTGTTTTTTTATTTCAATCAACTCAACTGCTTGCTCGTTGTACTTTTTTATCAACCCTTTTCGATAATTATAAATATTTCCTTCGTCAAATCGATTGCATTTTCTGCATTGTGCATTGCAATTTACTTCATCATACCTTGTAGAATTGTGTCCTCTGTTCACATAGTGTCCACAGTCTGAATCCTGCCATCTGACTACTTTTCCGCATGAAATACATCTTATATAGCCATACTTATCAGAATCTCTTCTTCTAATATATTCACTGAATATTTTATCTAAAGTAGTCTTTGAAGTATTCTTCATAATTTTCTTTTTGGAAAATTTTCTTTTCTATTTTTCTTTACTTGTTTTCCTTTTTGGGAAATAATTTCTGAATTTGAAAACTTAAAGTTTTCCGGTTTTAAAAGTTCTATCGTTTTAGAATCTACTCTTACCGGTTTGTAATTTTCAATAATTTGTCGTCCTATTGGAGTTAATTTTTCAATCTGTATCTTCCTATCGTAATTCTCCGATATATCCGTGTTCGATAATATATTACCCATTTCTTTCTAATTCAATTAATCGTTTTGTTACTGCTAAAAACGCTCTTTCATATGATTCAGCTTTCCTTTTCCAATAATTCAGTTTCTTATTAAAAGCTTCTTCTTTCGAGCAAAATTTACCCAATTCATCATGATACGTTTTCTTGGGAAATCGCTTATTATCAGGCTCAAATAATGTTAGTTGCATATCAGTACCCGTTTGTTAATCTCAAACTCTCTCTCTCGTAACTCAATATAGATCGCAGTGCATCTTGCTGGTGTTTACATGTAGCATTAATACGATCTAACCAGTCTACCAAGTAGGCCTCATCTTCGGCAATACTTTCAACCAATGCATTCTGGGCCGTAGCGGACAAGAACTGCTCCTTGGCTATTTTAATTATCGTATTAGCAATTTCTGACGATCGCTTCCTACGGTAAAGCTTCTTTGCTTCGGCAAGCATAACCCCACTTCTCGCTTGGTATACGCTGATCGTCCTTATTCGCTCCTGTACTTCTGCCGGATTTTCAGAGCATTCTATTTCTAAATAGCTTTGAATTTCTTTTGCTTCTTTCAGTAGGTTTTCCATATTAAAAAGGAGTTTTGCCGAATGGAATACTCAATCCCTTTTTGGCAATATGAACGTTCTTGGCGAACCTGTTTTTAATAGTATTCTGAAATTCTGTAGCGTTACTGTTCTGGCTGCTCAGGTGGATTAATACAATATTGTTAACTTCTGATATATCGATCATCTTTAACCATTCCGAGCACTTCTCCAAGCTTAAATGAGACATTTTCACTCGCTTTTCATGTACCGGGTGGATTATTCCGTTCATTACATTTCTTTCAATAATGTCGTTGCTGAAATTTGCTTCTACGATGATGTTATTGAGGTTCTTGAATGAGTAGTTTATTTCTCCGGTATCAGTTATAAATACTGTTTTACCCATATCCGGATGGTTGAGTAAGAACCCGAACGTGGGCACGTCGTGTTCGACTGAAAACGGTTTGATCGTGAAGCCCCCGAACGTGTATTCGTACTGGTGCTTCGCTATTATGGACGGGTTAACCCCATGATGTTTGAAAACACTCTCGTCTGCCAAAACTGGAATACCTGAATAGATAAAGTCTGGAACGCTTTTGGAGTGATCTGAATGCAGATGACTTGACAACACTCCTTTTACTTTTGAGAGGTCGAAATTCAGCGACTTTTTAATATCGCTGAATTTCACACCTGCTTCCAAAATAATTGCTTCTATGTTATTATAGAGGATATAGCAATTGCCACTACTACTTGAACCTAAACATCTAAGTTTCATTTCAGAACATCATTTGAGGATCGTTTGACTTTGGCTGTTCATCCGATTGTTCAAGCTTTTCAGGTTCATCCTGTACAACTTCCGCTTCCGTGAATTCCACTTCCTCGAGTGTTTCTCTTTTTTCTTCCACCGGAACCGGTTCAGCTTCGTTCTCCATT